TTACTCCCTAGACACTTTAAAATTTTTATCAAAGAAATCCTTTATCAAATCGTCTGCTATAACATCGCTCTGTTCGGTTTCTTTCCAAGGACGTTCTTCATGTGTTTTACGTACCAAATCACTCGCAGACATGTTTCCCATTGCCTCGTTAACAGCTTCAACAATTTCTGCTAGCCTTTCGTCACTATTAACTTCCTTAAAATCAGCTAAGTCTTGCTCTGAGATTTCTCCAACTATTTCACGTTGCCCAATATATTTATCATGAACCTCTTGAATTGCTGGTCCCCAACGCCAAGCTAAAATATCATTATCAAATGCTCGTTTATCATACAACTTCAAATACAATCCCTGTACATAGTACAGTAACTTCATAACCTTCATTTGCGTTAATTCTTCTGAAAAGTCATATTTTCTTAAATCTGCGGAATTAGTTACCCTAAACCAATTAACAATTTTTAATACGTTGATAATTACCACCTCCAACTACCAATACTAATTAAGTAGACCAATAAAATGTCAACTAATTTTATAGCTTAATGATACGATATAATACAAACTTATACAAACTTAAAAATGATGAATAAATACTAAACCTCAATTAAATGAACATTTATTATTCATTATTACAATCTATATTGTTTGTATACCAATTAAAAAACCTCCACCGAAAAGGCAGAGGTTAAAGTTTAGATATCAAAACCGATATTCTTTTCTTTTTTATAGGCGTCTAGGTAGAGCTGCTTCTTGTCGCCATTGTAAGTCGCTTCAAAATACATACCATCATTAAAGGTAGAGCTTAGTAATGCTTTGCTATTCTGTAATATCTTACAAATCCATACTACATAGATATCGTCAGCATTGACGTCTAGTCCTTTCTCAGATTTTAGATAGTTAGCAACCTTTTCCTTACATAAATTTGTAAATTCTTTTTCGTTCATACAAGTTTCCTTCCTATTAATAGTTGCTAGAATCGTCGACATCAATTTGTAATCGGTCGAGTGGTTCGCCAAACATGCCTGCCCAGCTGTCGTACCCAGCAACTGTGCCATTATCAGCGCAAGTCCCTAAGTAGTTAGCTCGTTGCGTAGTTTGTGAACGATAGTAGGCTTGCTGGTAAGTTTCACCTTTTGGTGTGGTGTAGTACATCTGAACACCATCGATTGTGTGACCTTTAATACCAGCTACGCCGTTAACCGTATCATTCTTATTGCCTTTGTGTACCCATGGTAACCAACCGTCCTCAATTGTGTGAACACGGTATTTGATTGATCCACGATTTACTTTGATGTAAAGCATGTCATGCACGCTATTAGGAACACCAGCGAAACCATTTGACCCAGAATTAAAATCTTTGACTGGGCTTAACCATTGTTTACCTTTTTGGTGTAAGGCATAGTTTACGTGAACAGCTTCCTTTTTTGCTGGTCTCACTGGTTTATTAGGCTTGTTTGGTTTTGGAGCTGGATTTACGTTATTTCCAGATGAACTAAATCCATATTTAACATCGTGCGCAAACTGAGCTTTAGTAATACCGTGGCTAGCAAGGTAACCGTAAGGGTCGGTGTGATCGCCCCAAACGTGATTAGTTACCCAAAGATGTGACTTTACACCTCGCCATGCTGAACTATCGACATTGGTCGGAATACCGTATTTAATTGCGCTTGAGCGTAACAAATTAACATAAGCCACGTAGTCTTTACGGAACTCTGCTTGATTATACGTCTGTGCCAATTCAATTTGTACAGGAGCATTAGCATTAGCCCAGCTACCAGCACCCCACGCTTGGTACCCCTCGGCACCAACTCGGTAAATCTTGCCACCATCACCAACGATGTACTGAACGTAAGCACCATTACTGTACCATGTCCGATTTTCATAAGTAGCTACATTTTTAGCAGGAGCATATACTGCTGTAGCATGTGCAATGATTACGTTGTTGCTTGTTCGTAACGATGACCCCTGGTTTGAACTCAAAGCATAATCATTGTTAACAGTAGCTGCACTTACTTTAGAATTAAATGTTGTTCCAACAAAAAAGGCTGCTGCAATTGCAACAACCCATTTTAATTTATTTTTTAGATTCAACGTTATTATCCCCCTTTGGATTCTTTACAAGTGTTGTATCACTAATTACCCCCAACATCCCTAGGATGGTTAGCACGGTATTAATAATCCCTATAACGTTTTGCCAGTCGACTGGATAAGTAAACCCAAACATCACCATTATTTGTTGTACTAATACAATGCCTAAACTAATTAATCCCGATATCAACTTGCCATCACGCCAGTTAATGTTTTTTGCTGTTTCCTTAATATTTTTCATTAGTTATCATCCTTCCATATTTTGTTATGCAAATCTTTAATCCTTTCGTGATGTCTATCTAATCTTCGGTCATGTTCATCTACTCGCTTATCTAATTCATCGATGCTGACTCTTATTTCTCTAAGATTATCGTTAAGTGCTTTAAAATTCTTGTTTAAATCTTTTATATCGTCCTGAAAAGGGCCAAAAACGATGTACTTAAAAAGTAGGCTAACCACACCTGCCATAAAAAAAATGACAGTTGTGATTGATGCCCATTCCCCCCAAGACAACCCCAATAGCGTGTGCAATTTTACGCCTTCTTTCCCCTTTAATTTATTCAAAATAAAAAACAGCTAATCAATAGCCGCTGACCAATTACATGTTCCTGTTTTTTCGCTTACTGATTTCACATTAAAGTTTTGACCGTCTACGACTTCTACATATAGATCAGTTACTGGCGAGGTTGGCGTAACCTGAATGTTACTACCTCTAAACGGCATTTTAACTGTCTTACCAATGTTAGCTTGTCCGCCTTGTCGGTTGCTTAACGGCATATCTACCAGCTTTCCATCAAACGTTGTCCGCATATAAAGGCCATCGTAAATGACCATGCCATTTGGTTCAGTACCATAATCCGCAATGGTCCAATCTTCAATGGAATAGAAACCATCATGGTTCGTTAATTGCGGTTCATGAAGTGTGATTTTTGCAAAATGCGGCTTGCTTCGAGAAAAAGCGCCATAAATTTTGCCATTATAGAACGTGGCACCTTGGTTAACCTCCATGGTTCGTCCGTAGTAACGTCGTACGTATTGTGCAGTGCCATTATATCCATCAGTATCTTTGATAAAAGTACCGTAACCAGCACTAGACAAGTCTGAAGTTCCCATTCCGAGTTCAATTTTTACAACCGAGTTCATTCCGGGTGCACCACCAATTAGTAAGTAAGCCACATCAGGAGTTTCGCCGAATACTGCACCAACTCCCATCGGACTAATATCTGGAAACTGAATCTTAATCACGGCACTACTGTTATAGTCAATCAACGGCCAATCTGGATTAACCTTTAATTTACTTACGTTTGGAATTAAAATGATTTCTGGCACTGCGCTCTTTTCATCAGAAGAATTACCGATTAATAATGTATCATTATTTGCGCAATAATCCATGGTGTTTAAATGTCCCAGATTATGAACGTAGCGACCAACTTGCTTAAGATTGCGATTTAAACGGATAATCTGCCCAGTGTGTGCAGCATCATGGTTTGGTGCGCTTTGCATCCCAATCCATAGCTCATCGCCCACTACCGTTATATCTTGGTCATTATAGGCAATATCTTGCTCAGCATAAGCACGATAAGAGTCAGCATATTCTGGGCCGAACTGTTGGTCAAAATATTGTTCAAAGTAACCGCTAGTAACATGCTTATAGATATTGTTAGCAAGGATAATGCTATTAACTGGACGTTCAGCTTCCTGCGCTTGTACCACGATTTCGTTGGTGTCGAAATTCCAAAGTAACACGCTATTTGTAGGTAAATTAATAGCCTTACTATAATATTTTGAATCCGAAACCTTAATCTGCTTACCAAAATGGTTGAAGTAGAATAATGAGCTATTCGGCATAATTACGTCTAATGAGTTATCGCTATTCGAAACAAAGCTTGGATGGTTATTACCAGCAATGTTAATCTGGTAACCAACATCATTACGCGCAATTTTTCGATCATAGAATTGGCTGAAAAATCCATTATTAATTTGACCGTAAATGTTGTCCGCAAGAACAATGTTCAACTTGTCTCGATTGTCGCTAATTGCTTGAACGTCGATTGTATTTTTTTGTAAATTCCATACTAATACATTACCGTGGGCCAAAGTATAGGTAACGCCTTTGTAGGTTACAGGGCTAACCGCCACGTTAGAACCCAGTCCGTCGAACATAGTTAACGAAGTTGTTGGCATGGTAATCTTAATATTTTGGCTCTTATCAACGCTAATCTCTGGTTCTGCGCCACCGCCAATTGTAATCATGTGTTCAAAGCTACGTGACAAATCGCCAAGATTATAGATCATTTTGTTACTAAGACTGGCCACTTTAACATTCAATGAAGTGTCGTCAATATCTATCTTAGATCCATCAATAGTGGATGCTAGCAACCGGTAATATTTACCAGATTCAAACTCAATATGGTTATTTTGACCAACGTTCCAATCCGTTAAAAATTTAACAAACTTTTTGCTAGCGTCATATTGCGCCAATTTCCATTGGTACTTCGATGAATTAAAATTAAATACGGCAATTCCTTGGTAGTTCATCGCCCCTAACACTGTTCGAACAGTATTATTGGCTTCAACATCACTGCCGTCTGCGCCACTAATTGTTCCGACTTCGAATTTTAACTTTTCGTAATTGTTGAAGCCTTTAGATAATGCAGTTCGATTGAATGCCATGTTATCCGAACTAACGTAGGTAAAGGCATTGTTGTTAAGTTTGTCGATTGTAACACTGCCATCCGCTAATCCTTCAGCTTGATAAGCGCCAGAATCTTTCCATTCGCTACCGTTCCAGATATACTTATGCCCTGTGTCGGCGGTAATGTAGAGACCGTTAGCGCCAGATGGGTACTTAGCTTTCAAAGCGTCTAAATCAACAAATGTAGTAGGCACATAAGTAATCTTAGCTAAGTAATTATCAATATAGGTTTTATCGGCTTTTTGTTTGAGTGATTCAAAAATATCTTTGTTCATTTGTAACAAAGCTTGCTCCAGTTCACTCTTAGTCGCAATATCACTAGAATTAATTTTAGCTTGTATAACATCTAATTGGTCTGTGAGCCACGTTGCATTATCCACGACACCTTGGAATTTTTGTTGATATTCTGTAATAACATCTTGGAATTTTTTCTTATATTCTGCAATAACTGTTAATGCGTCCTTTTCGGTGTTAGCAATATCCGTTGTAAAACTATCAATTAATTTTTGAAGTTCTGTTCTGAATGGTTCTTTATTAACGAACATATCTGGATTGCCGTTGTAAACATGAAACCAAACGTTAAAGGTTGATACTCGTTTAGAATGGTCGGGAGTTTCCAGCCCTAGGAATCCATAGAACCAACCTTCTTGTGGAAACATCGTTCCCGGAAGATTCATTTTTACCATACCCATTCCAACAATATCTGAACGAGTTCCTGTGTAGCTGACACCTACACCAGTATCTGCATTTACAACATTATCATCATTAAGTCTATCACCAACAAATCCGCTGATAAACGGAACTAATCCGTCTTCAAATTGTTGTGTTTTACCTCGTTCTAAAAACTTAATAACTAATGGTACTTGTTCATCACCAACTCGACCGTTAAAGTTCTCGCTTAAGTCAAATGCTTCACCAACATGTAAATCACGCTTATAAGTATCAAGTGTGATGATGCTTGCTTCTGGTATTTTAATCATATTAAACGTCCTCTCTTATCACTATGTTTTCGCCGTCCCATTCGATTGGAACTTCAAATTTTTGTAACGCTGCGACAATTTGTTCGATATTCAAATGCTGTTGTTCTAACCTCTCAGCATTAGCTTTCTCAAGCTTTTTAACATCTTCTAATTTTTCTAAGATAGTTTTGTGGTCACTTTTTATAGTAGTGATATCCCTTTTCAAGCCACCTTCAGTAGTTTTAATGATTGTAAAATTACCATTTAAATCTTTACGGTAATCACCATTTAATCCACTGCCAATATTGGTTTTAATCTCATTCATGTAACATCACTTTCCTTCATTGCTTTCAACTCCCCATCATCATTTACGGACAAAATAAAAACAGTCCCATTTGGTGACTGCAATTTGAGTTTATTCATCATTAATTTACTTATTCGTTCGGCATCGTTATCCCGAAAAATAATTCCAAATGGTGTTATCACGGAATAAAAATCAGTACCGTTGGTGGAATAACCGAGTGCATTACCACCTCGCAAGCCAGTCGAATCAATTCCATAACCAACAAAAGCACCCTCTTTAGGTTGATTTGGATTAGTCGGATCAACAACTGGATTATTACTTTTCGGTTCAGTGACCAGGTCACCTGTCTTATCCAGGCCATGAATATCGTCCATTTGCCACAAGTCACCTTTATCTGGTTCAGTATCACTAACAACCCATTGATAATAGTCATCAGATTCTCCTTTAACACCAGCATTCCAACCCGCGGATAACCAGTTATTGGTGAACCCTAAAACATCATCTGGAGGTGAATTTAAAAACATAAATGCACCACTGGTTAATCCAAGAGTTTCAGCATTTTCGAGTGAGAACGTAACCTCACCATCAATTGCTTCGTAATCATGATAGCCATGAATATACATTCCTTTTTCTTTCGCCTTAGCAATAAAATTACTGGCTTGAGTGTCTTGAGTGATCCCATGTGACAGTCGAATCACTACAGCTTGAACCCCATCAGTAACTAACTTATCCCAGTCAATATCCGTTTGTGTTTCGGATAAAACTACTATGTTATAACCCTGATCCAAATTGGTTCACCTCCTCGTCCGTCCAGGTCTCTTGACCAGATGAATTATCAGTCGCTTGACTAATACTTGAATTTTTAGCAGTTTGAATATTCTTATTACGAGATTTTTCATAATCAAGAATCGTCTTAGCCGTTTGGTTCAAAGTAATTGACGTACGACTAGTCTTACTAAACGGGTGGTACTCATAACCAACAACTCCCATATTAGACACAAATTGTTTAGGTCGAATCTCTAAACGAATCATGTCACCTGGAGTCACTGGATCATTATTATCAGCTGTCGCTTTAATGCTTAAAGTTGGATCTGGTTTTAATTGAGTAAGTACCCATTTTTTCATCTCATCTTTATTCTTAATGGTGTCACTAGAAACATCACCGCCCGGATGTAATCCCCATTTTTTGATAGATTCATCATCTTGAACGATGAATGGTTCAAAGTAATTTTCGGTGGTTGTTGTCGATGTGGTTGCATCTTCACCACTGTTATCATCGTTGTTTCCGCTATCATTATTATCAGCAACTATCTTAGCCATATCATCATTACGAGCAATCCATGAAGGCGGATAGTAACTAATTGGTTCCATTCGACACGATTGACCAGGCTGTGGTTCGTAAATCATCGTTTTAGAATCCAATGCTAAAGCCACATGATGGCTTGAACCGTGTGCACCATAGAACAACATATCACCAGTTTGTGGCGTACTTACCGTGTGTCCGTATTTCTCCATTGAAACAGTGTAAGCTGGGATATTAATACCGAAATCATAATAAACTTGTGAAACGAAACCAGAGCAATCCATTCCAGCTCTGGGATTAGATTTATTATGACCACCCCAAACATAAGGAACGCCTAAATATTTCTTAGCATCTGCAATCACTTTTTTAGCACCAGTACCAGCAACTATCGTCTTTTCGTGAATAATCGAATCACGTCTTCGACTACCTGTTGGACCCCAACCACCTAATTTCATATCAGTTTCCCAATTACTATTGTTGAAGAATGCCAATAGTTGGTGGAAACCTTTAAGAATATTGGTGTATGGTTTGACCATGTACGCATTAAAAGTTGATTGAATAAATTGAACTAACCCTTTGCTAGGGTGTCCAGCTGCTGCATTCGAATCACTATTATTAACAACTGTTTCACTACCGCCAGATTCATGCTGGATTAAGTCTTTGATTTTATTTACATTCGCATCGCTAATTTTAACTCCCATTAATTTAGCAGCATAACGAATCGCTGGACCCCAATCACCGTTAACAGCGGTTGTAGCACCACTTAACTTCGAAGAATAACCAGTTGTAACGGTCTTTTCAAAAGTTGGACCAACTGCTCTAACTTGATTGACGATATCAGTGCTATCGTATTCAAAGTTAATCTCTGAAGCACTATTAAGATAATCAATTCGGTGACCATAATTTTTAAAAAAGTTGTCTCGAGTATATACTTTGATAACTCTACCGACTGGATAAATTACACAATCAGACCACAATTCTAAAATCTTAGATAAAGCATCCTTAGCGGAACAGTTACCTAAATCAGTAATTTTTTGCTTTGAAAAATTACCAATTACGTTGTAACTAAAACCTAATTTATTATCTTTAAAGAAATATTCCAGAATATCAGTCGGAGTGTAATTCGCATCCCCTTTTTTTACTTTACGTTGGTAAATTTGACCAACTTCGCTATAAACGTGCGTAGCTGAAATACTAAGCGTTTCAATGCCTTGTGAATAATCTGGTGTGGCTTGCTTAATAACGTATTCAGAACCATCGTATTTAATCGTATTTTCAACTGACAAATTAGCATAAGCTGGACTGCCATCATTCCATGTCGTTAGTGATAATTTAAAATCTCCATTCATTTCCCACGTAATAGCAAAGCTATCTGGAACAAATGAAGTTAAGCGATCAATACTGGAGCTATTTTTCGCTTGAATAAGAACTGGTTTTGTCATGATAGATAAATGAATGGAAAACTAAAGGTAATATCAACCGAGGTTGCTCCAGTAACTTCGATGTCATTATTACCAATTTCTAATTCCAGATTCTGAAAATTAGTATCTGAATTACAATTTTTACCATTAAAAAAACTATTAACCCCATCAAGAGTAATAGTATCTTTACCATCTGATTTTTTATTGTAAGACCAAACAGTACCGTTAGTCTTATTCGTAATCTTTAAAGAATTACCAGTAAACTTACTAATTATCTTTAAATCGTGACGCTTTAAATACGGATCGATTTTAATATCCGAAGCATTGTAAACCTTAAACTTAGTCGTTGTAAAATGATAAGTCGGATTACCTTCAGCTAAAAGGTTCATTCCTAGTTGCCAACCATTTTGTTCAAACGTGTAAGGTGAATCAGAGCGATACATTGAATATCGATAACCACTCGGATTATCGAACGGAATCGTAAACAATGCATTATGGTCACCCACACTAATCGGAGCTATCTCAAATGGCGTTGGATAGACGAAATAAACCTTGGCTGGATCGGTGCTAGTTCGAATCCGAATTAATTGACGATAACCAAACAGTCTGTAAATCTCATGCTTTAATAATTTGAAATCAGTGTAATCTCGGTACTGTAACCAAAAATTAGCATTCACCGTTGACCTAGCGAATGTTTGATAAGCAAACGGCGAACCATCAAGGTTAGCAATATCTTGATACGTATTGGTAAATTGTGGTGTTGAATCTTCAGAACGAAACAGCAATCCCTTAATTCGTTGACTGATTTCAAATTCATCCTGGTCACCAATCTTCATCCAGAATTTTGGTTTCATAAATTCACCTCCTAACTTGATGGACCATACATACTTAATGACAAGTCCTTAGCTTCTTTACGATATAATCCATCAACATCAAAACTACCTTGTCGCATTACCGCTTGTAATTGAGCTCGGTTAATCGCAAGTAATTCACCAAAAGTGCTACTCATCGTATCAAACTTATCACCTAATGCTTTAACTAACTTCTGGTCACTGTCGCTGACCGTATTAATAACAGTAGATTGTGGAGCAACGGATTCACTAATACTATCCGAAGCTTTAATGATGCTTGAAGATTCTGGAATAGTAGGACTTACTAGCTTTTGTCCTTTAATCATGTTCGCAGTTAGTCGAGCCGGAATAATCTGACTACCTCTAGGCAAGTCTTCAATTACAACATTTCTTCCCTCCGGAACAAATGCTCGGCGACCAGGTATCTTAATTGCTTCACGATAAACTGGACCAGCCTGATCATTAACTAATGCTGAACCACCTTGGAAGTTTGACGTACCTTTTTCAAAACCAATTGAGTGCCACAATTTAGCAGCACCCGATTTAACCGCCTTGAATAAAGCAGTAATCGTAACTTCTTTGCCTTTAACACTATCAATTGACCTCTTAGCTGAAGTAACACCACCGCTAGTTTTATTGCTAGCAGTGATAGATTTATTACTTGGCATCTTCATAAATCCATTAACTGTGCCTTTAGAACTGGTAACACCGCTTTTAGTATTATTAGCTGTTGTTAAAGGTTTCTTACCGTTCATACTAGTAAAGCCTTTAACCGAAGTCTTTGAACTATTAACACCACTATTAGTGTTGTTTTTAGCGGTCAATGAAACAGATTTAGGTTTTGAGTTACCAAAATCTTTAACATTCTTTTTAGCTGTTTTGGCTGGACCAGAAGCTTTATCGGTTGCTTTTAATCCAATCGGATTAGGCATTTTAATTCGACCATATTTATCGACTGCAATTTTCGCATTGTTAGCAGGCTTTGATGCGTTGTCTTTAGCTAATAAGCTCTTAACTTCACTCTTTGGTAAACTAATATACTTTTTATAATCATTGGTAACTTTACCAACAATCTGACTAGCATTTTTATCATTTGCGATTAAATTCTTTTCTTTGGTTGGAAGACTATTCCAATCTTTTACGTTCTTAACGCCTTTAGCTACATCACTAGCACCTTTAGCTTTAGCCACAACCGTCTTCATATGTGGTGTAAGGTTATTCCACTGATTAAGTCCAATTTTAGCTTGCTCCATTGCTGGAGAAGCATTGTCTTTTAAGACAGCTTTCTTTTCATCAACGCTTAACTTATTCCAAGTCTTAAGATTTGAAAGTGCGTTTAATAAATCAGACTTACCTTTAGCCGAAATAATTGCTTTCTTTTCAGCTGGAGTGAATTTGTTCCACTCTTTACCCTTTTCAATCATTGCAGCTAAATCATCGCCACCCTTAGTAGCGATTAAAGCCTTCTTCTCTTTAAGGGTTAGTTTGTCCCACTTGCCAGCATTAACTGATGCAATTCCGATCATTGAAGCCGTATTGGTACTCATTTTTCCTTCTTTGACCAGAAGCATCATTGAGTTCCACTTATCTTTGTTCTTAACGGCTTTATCAACTTCTGCTTGAGCATTGGTTTTTAACTTACCAGTCTTTGGATCAAGCACCATATCATTCCATGACTTAGCAGCCTTTTGAGTCTCTTTTGACATATCGCCTGTAAGCTTAATTGCTGTACTAGCAGTATCTTTAAGGCTCTTGGTATACTCTTGCATCGCTTTTTGAGCTTGCTTATCAGTAAAACCATTGGCTTCTAAATCTTGAAGAATCTCACTCTTTGACTTACCCTGTTCTTTTTCAGTTCGTATTAAATCTTCACCTAATTGAGTAAGTGTAGCATTGTGAGTTTTAGTTAAAGCTTCTTCAGCGGCATTCGCTTCTTTCGCAGTAATCAACCCATCTTTTCGAGCTTGATTGATTTTCCCGTATTTCTTGTTATAAGTGTCGATTTCTTTGTATGCTGCATCACCAACATCTTTAGCAGTTTGTGCTAACTGCTTTTTGGTCATGGTACCAGTCTCACCAAGTTCTGCTGCTAAAACTGATTTTTTCTGACTAGCTTTAAGATTTAAAGTTTCAATCTCATCTTTAGCCATTTTGCGTTGTAAGTTCGTAATCGCTGTTGCTTGATCAGATGTTAACTTTACTCCATCTTTAGCAGATTGAGCTGTAATATCGCTAACTTTTTTCGCAGTTGATTGCATATCAGCAATACGTTTTTGATCAGCGGTACGTTCTTTATTAGCTTGATCTAATAAAGTTTGACCAGCAGTACCACCTAATTGTTTAGCAAGTTTTTCGGCTTCTTTATACTTCTTATCAACGCTCTTAGTCGTTGAATCAACCATATCTTGAAAAGCTTTATCAACTTCTTTAGCACTTTTTTTAGCATTGGTATTGAAACTGTCTAACGCTGTTGAAGCTTTAGTTTCAAAGTTACTCATATCAGTTGCTGCATCTGATGCAGTTTTACCAATATCAGATCCCCATTCTTGCGCACGTTGAGAACTCTCGTAAGCTTTCTTGCCATAAAGTTCCCAATAACCAGCACCAACTAAAGCTGCAACTCCAACACCAGTAACGGCGGCACCAGCTACAGTCAATGATGTTCCAAGTACACCAGCACCAGCTTCTGTGGTCGTTAAAGCTGTACCAAATATGCTTAACCCACCTTTGCTAGCAACAGATGCTTTAGTAGCTAATCCTTCAACTTCTTTACCAGCTGTAGTAGCTCCTGTAGCAACATCACCTAATACTTCTTTAGTTGCTTGTGTTTTGGCTTTCCACTCTGCATATTTACCAACTGCGATAACAATCGAACCGCCAACTTTACCAAATCCACCAATTAACTTACCAGTCATCGCCAGGACTGGACCGCCAGCAGCTGCAAGTAATGCAAACTTGATAATTGTATTTTGAGTAGAATCATCTAAATCAGAGAAACCATCAACTAAATCCTTAGCTTTATTAACTAATGGAATTAATTTAGGAACAAGTTTAGCTCCTACTTCAATACCTAGAACTTGCAATGAAGCCAATAATTTTTTGACGTTATTTTCTGAAGTGTTACTCATTTCTTCAGCTTGTTTCTTAGTAGCACCGGTTGAATCTTCAGTATCTTTAGTTAATTGACGTAATTTACTTGATCCAGTTTCTAGTAAGGCATTCATCGCTGATTGATTTTCACGACCAAATGCTGTAGCAATAGCTTTGTTTCGGTCAGCTTTATCCCAGCCTTTAGTACCGTTAGTAATGTCATCGATTAAACGTGGTAAGTCATTAGCATCTTTCTTAAGTTCACCAGCTGAAATCCCCATAGAACTAAATGCTTTGGAAGCATTCGGAGTAACTTTAACCAACGATGTTAAAATTCCTCGTAAGTTAGTACCAGCTTTTTGACCTTCAATACCCTTATTTGAGAGTTCACCAATTGCAGCAGCTGTTTCTTGAACAGACAATCCAGCGGCATGTGCCTGTGGACCAACATACGACATAGCTTCACCCATATCACTAAATCCAGCAGCAGTTGCATTAGCTGCGTAAGTGATTGAGTCTGTAACCATTTGAGTATTCTTCAAAGTTCCAGCTGTTGACTTAGATTTAAGTCCAAATTGTTCAACAATTGAAGATGTAGTATTCAAAACAGAACCTAAATCTTCGCCAGAAGCCATTGTGGCATCCATGATTGAAGGCATGGAACCTAATACTTGATTAGTGTTGTAACCACGACGAATCAATTCAGTCATACCATTATTAATTTCAGTCGTAGACACTCCATACTTCTCCGACATGCTCTTAGAAGCATCACCAAGTTGGTCGAGTTGAGCTTTGTACTTAGATGTAACTGTTGCACCATTCGTCAGTAAAGGACCAATAGCCTTAATTTGAGAATCAAACTGAACAGCGGATTTAGTCGCATAAGCTAATCCAGCAGCAATTGGCATACTTACTTTAGTAGTCATCTTTGTTCCGATGTTACTCATCGAAGTTCCAACCGTAACTGCTGCTTTACTCATTTTATTGAGTTGACCAGTATAGCCTGTAGTTTCGGCTCTGACTTTAGCCAATGCTCCAGCATTATTGATGTATTGAGTTCTTAAAGACATCAATTTAGCATTTGCATTCTGTAATTCAGTTGCTAGTTTAGCGGTTGATTTACTTGCTTTACCGTCAACTAAAGAATTTTTATAAGCCTTACCTAAAGCTTGAACTTGACGTTCTTGTGACATCATTACTTTAGATAAACCAGTTGCTTTTGCTGATAGAACATCAAACTCTTTACCCGACATCTTAGCAACCGACATTGATGACTTGAGTTCAGCCATGGCATACTTAGTCTCTTTTTTAACTCCAGCTAGACCTTTACCAAAATCAGAGTGGTCAAGTCCTAACTCGATGACCATTCTACCTAATGGTTCATCTGCCATTTATTTTTACCTCCTTTCCTCAATTATTGTTTTGCCAAATCAAAAAGACTCATAACGGGAGCATCACCTGGATCAACTCCCATGATTCCAGGAGTTACTTTTACACCAGATTGTGTCGTTTGAGTCTTCTTACTTTCTTTTTTGGATGTAGCATCCATAATTTGTTGTAATGTTTTAAAATCAATATCATTCATAACGGAACCGAGCGTATAACCTGGTCGATTTTCAACAATCAAACCAACCGCTGCTAAAACTCTCTCACGAGCTTCACTTATGGTTAATCGTTCTTCGGTTCCGTCTTCACGTTTTTTGGATCTACACCAGCAATTTGATTGAGAATATTTTCCAAAGTGTCTCCAAATGTTAATGCATTGAGGCCATCCCAAATTGTATCTTCAGTAACTGCCTTATCGGTAAATACATCAGCAATAAAATGAACACGCTCGTTGTACATGTCTCGAATGCTTTTTTCTCCCTCAAAATCAATCAAATCTAATGCACCAATAATTACGTTTGCTGGAATGAAATCCTCAACAAATGTTTTTTTCTTACCTTTAATCAATAATGTTAATTTCAATGGTTCAGACATAAATCATTCCTCCATATTAAAAAGCAAGGCTAGATTCTCGATCTAACCTTGCTTAATCTTATTTAGTCGTTACAGTGATAGATACTGTAGAATCATCAGTTAATGTGGCGGTTCCACCAGTAACCGAACCATTAGTTAATTCAAGTTCGATTGCTTTAACTGATGCACCTGTTGCGCCATCGGCACCTTTATCACCCTTTGGTCCAGTTGGACCCGCAGGACCCGTTGCACCTGCATCCCCTTTCGGACCCTGTTCACCATTGCCGACTGCTGCTAAATCATTTTCGATTGCATTCAATTTAGTAGCCGTGATTGTATCTCCCGTTTTCCATTCGTTAGCAGTATGTGCCATTTAAATCACTCCTTACGCAATTTTTGCTTGACCAACTTTTGCTGTTTCAACTTTGTCATCTGGATCGGTATCACTACCGTTCTTTGGATTGAATAATTGGTCTTCAAATTTCTTAATAACTTCAGCATCTGTTGTGACGTCGCCAATAAATTTCTGCATTGATTCACCATTAGTTTCATCGGCAGCAGTTGAAGAACCAGGTGTGAAGTTCCACGTTTCAGCTTCTGGAGTGTAAGCTTTTGAGGAATCAAGTGTTTGGAAATTGATTTTCTCACGTCCAAAGTTACCTGTATAGAATCCAACTAATGCAATCTCACCGGTGTCCTCTTTTGTTTCCATTTCAATTGCACAAAGAGGTGGCATCGTGTCTTCACCAGCATAAGCAATTCCATTTTCATCAACTCGAAAACCAGATAGAATATCTGCAGTCTTTTCAGGCAAATCTAAAATACCAAGTTGAACTTTGATATCACCAACGCCTCCACGAGCAACATAGTAATCAACATTAGAAGCAGAAACTTTAGTTGAATCTTTTGTTAGTCCACTAATTTCTGCTGTAGTAGTACCACCTTCATGTTTTTTACCTTCAACGATAATCAAATCGCATTTCTTAGTTCCGTCTTCATTAAATGGTTGAATTTTTAATCTTTTATATCCAACAAACATATATCTTTCCTCCTAATAATTTGTGTCATATAGATTCGTGTTTCCACGATATCTACGTGCATCAACAAAATGACCGGTGGTTTCAAAGTATTCGTCGAGTCCATCGGTCATTTGTCCATAATTTAGTTTTTGCATTTCTTCTTTAATTTCATGTTGCACTAATTTAGCTTCTTTTCGGTCTGGTGATTCGACAGCAATTTGAAAAGTAAATTCAATCTGTATATCGATGTCACTAGCCGAATTACCAGATATTGGTGGAGCTAACGGTCGAATCAAAATAAATGTTCTACTCTGATCTGATGTTTCTGGGTAATCATATTTTTTAATACGATAGCCACCGTTAGCAGTCTTAGTTAAACTAGCAATCGTTGGATTATTCTTTAATGCTTCATAAATAATTCCAATCATATCTTTGAGTTCGATCATAGTAATTTCTCCAGTTCATGACGTTCCAGTGATTTGACAGCATTTCTTGAAGAATCAAAAGTCTTCTGAATCTTGCCAATTCCATTTGGACTGTATCTTTTACCGTAGCGAGTGTACCCAAATTCATTTAAATGAACTAAACGGTATCTTTGCCCGCTACCAGAACCGGACCAACCAACATTAATCGTTCTAACTCCACCACGAAGACGAGGTTTACCAGTGGTAACTTCAATTACTGTTTTCCCAGTATCACGATAAGACGATACGGCATTCTTCAAATTGACAGCCATTAATCGACCAGCAATCCGAAGTGCTTCATTTTCAATCTTAGCCAACTTACTAGGTTTAAATTTCTCTTCTAATTTAGCAAGAACCTCATCTACTCCTCGTACATCAACACTCATGCGGTCACCCCCAAAACAACAATCACGAAACGGTCATCTTCGAAATCTGGACGAACGTCCAAAATGTTCCAAAGAATATAATTCCCATTAGAATCTTTATACCTGTAATCAGTAATAACAACGGAATCGTTATAAGCTGGCTGGTACTCACCTCTGGTATCTCGAACCTTTATTGTGACCCCTCGTTTAACTCCATGCACATCTAAGATTGCATTGTCCTTATTGCTTGAGCCATAAACTTGAGCAAAACAATCAAACACTGGTTCAGTTGGCATTTGACCAGGTTCACCATCTGGATTTTCAGTTTGATGATAAAAACTGACTGGAATCCGTAAGTCACCACTAGTCGTTTTTGGTTTCTGATATTGACTCATCATCATCATCACCTGCCCCAAACGTTAAACTAGCCGATACACCTAAAATTTGACTTTGAAAATTACCTTCGAAGAACTCAACTGAATCGTTATAAACATACCTAGAACGTTCAATAACTAAGCTTTGAACTCCCTCGTTGGTAAGATTGTCACTACCAGTCATTCGCTTAATTTCAGACTTAGACTCTTCCAAAATCGATTTTAAATTTTCATCTTCTGAATCATGAAAAATGTGTAATCGTGATTTAAATTTTTTTAGTAAGTTATCATCTACCATCACATCACCTCGTTAACCAGTGCTAACAAGTCAGATTTTTTAGAAATTCCATCATGCTTAATCTCATGTTCATCTAACCAACTTGTGATTTCAGCAATGGTGTTTTTGCTAGAAACGCCGTCTTTTAACGGCGACTCTATTTTCCCGTGTTACCACCAGTTGTTGGGTCAGTTGGTGCTGAACCAGTGCCAGATAATTTCAAATCATAAACAGCCGATGCAGTATTGTCATGTGCTTTACCGTAAAGGAATTGCTTAGCAGTAAATAAATCTAAATCTTCTAAAGCTAAGGTTTGGTCAAATCGCTTAATTTGAAGTGGTCCAGCTTGGAATGCGTCATAACGATCTGGGATAAACGCAATCACTTTACCTTCTGGAACAAATTCAGATTCAACAGTCGTTAAACCAAAGGGCATTGCCGTAACAAATTGACCGTTCAAGTTTTGAATCATGAATTGAGCTTCAACATCCAATGTATCACCAGGGGACATTGCCAAAACTGTTCGACCTTTAGCAACTACTGGATGACCGTTTTCTTTCTTGGAAAGTCCTTTAATTACTCCTGCTAATTCTTTGGCAGCCGTTTTAGTATCCGCAAAAGTTAGTTCACCAGCAGACGCTTTTTCAGGATAAGCACCGTCTGTAACGGCCACGCCTTTTGAAACATCACGATTTAAACCGATTGGTTTATCTTTACCATCTCCAGTCAAGAATGCTTCTTCTGACGCTACGGCAAAGGCTTCTGTAATTTGATTTACAACAAACTTCTTAATCCATTGTGGTCCAAAGTCTTCTAAATCCTTTGGAACAACAACGAACGCAGTTGCTTTGTTTTGAGTTGCATCGTCTTCAGAGAAGCTGGCATCTAATTGGCTCTTAATTTCACCAAAGATTTTGCCCCATACAACCGTTCCAGTCGTATCAGATTTGATAATTTTTAGGCTAATACCATTGTTTTTAAGACCGATTGCAGATAAGAATGGGTGTTGTTGAACCATATCTTCAAAGATTTCATCAACCGTTGTTTGTGGCAGAATCTTTTCGCCAGTGGACTTAGTATCTGTATCCGTCTTGAGTTCGTTAAAGAACTTAACCTCTTCGTTAGTCATCTGCATTTGATGAGCATTTTCAAGTTCAGTCATCTTTTGTTCCGTGATGGACTTAACTTCGTTTTTAGCATCGCTACCAAGCGCGTCCATCATGTTATTTAAAGCCGTTTCTTTGGCTTCACTAGTTGCTTCTGGATCCATGGCAATTTTTGCGTAATTGGCACGCTCTTTAGCAAAGTTTTTGTAATCACCAAATTTAATCATGTATATTTTCCTCTTTTCTTTATATTAAAAAACGAACGGATCAATATTGACCTGTTCGTTTTTAGACTTATGCGTATCTACATTTTTTAATTTTTTCACAACTTCGTCAGCAACGTCTTTCACTAAATCAGATGAAATCGGTGCATCTAAGGCAACTGTGGCAAATTTATCGATTACCGTTTGGGGAATCATTCCTGAATTACTATTTTCAAATAATGGCGCTTCTTCTGTATTATCATTTTTAAAATTAATTACAGAATCAATTAACCCGGCTTCTAAAGCTTCATCAGCAGTATAGAAACTGGTTTTTGCCATGATATCAAGAACTTCTTTTTCACTCTTGCCTGTCTTCCCCATGTAAGCTTGAGCAATCGATTTGTCTGTTCCTTTCAGAACGTCAGAAATCTTGTCGAAGTCATTATGATTTCCTTCGCCATAAGTAGATGAATTATGAATCATCATCCTTGCTGTTGGAGACATCTCTAAAGTATCAGCCCCCATAGCAATCACTGAAGCAGCACTAGCTGCCATCCCATATATTTTAGCTGTTACTTTTCCTGAATAAGATTTAAGTGATGTCCAGATGTCACTGGCGGCATATACGTCACCACCATTTGAATTAATAATCAATTCGACTTCGTCTGTTTTTCCAGAAAGTTCATTATTGATTACTGATGGTGATGTATAAGGTAAATTGAAATAATCATAAAACGCTGAATTTTCGTCAGAGATAATTGGCCCTTTAATATCAATTTTTACTGTCATCTTCCTCACCCCCTTTCATATCAGTCGTATAGTTCTTAGTGATAATCACTCGGTCGCCATCTGGCAATGGCTCTAATCCCATAGCTTCACGGACTTCATTAATTTTCACGACGCCACTTGAAGCCAACTTATCAACCTGCTCTGATAACTCAAGAATGTTAGGTTGATCAAGTCCAACCGCTTCAATGTACGCATCACCCGACAATACTTCGTTTTTACTAAAGAACTTAGCATTCAGTTCATCCCGAATCTTTTTCAGCAACGGAGAAAGGCAGTAACGATTAAACAACGTTGTATTCTCATTGCTTTCAACATTCGACCCATGGATTAACGCTGTTGGAACACCGATAATACCAGCAATATCATCAATAAACGCATCCTTGACTTGATTAATTTCATCAAAGTTTTGATTCTTTGCTGTACTATTACCTAGTTCTTCATAGTCGAAGCCTTTAGTTGTTGGAATAATCGCCACGGACTTCTTCTCAAACGAAGCATAGATGTTATCAATATAATTCTGTAAGGCTTTCTGTTTAGCCTCCTGCGTTCCAGTTGTCATATTCGCTTTAACGTTCGCTCGAATCTGATTATTACGGAGCTGAAGATTAAACATTCGTCCCATTAGTTCACCATAATCTGACCAGAGTCCGCTTAGATAACTATCCAAACGAGCATTCCCGTACGTTAAATAAATTACATCGTCCATGCTAAACGTTCGTTCAAACTCATAATTTTTGACTACCACTCCGCTAAAAGAGTCCGGATATAACGCATATTCATTTCTGATAAAACTATCAGCAATCAATAAATCATTTGTATCACTCTGAACAATTAATACTTCACCTTTACGCAATAACTTGTAGACTGCTTCTTGCCAGAAGTCACCAGCTGATTTATCGGTATTCGGTCGTACATTTAAATGATAATAAGCTTCATCCTTAACCGGTTTGTGATTTTTTAGTATTCGAAATTCCGTCTGACCAACCGCTCTAGCAACAAAGTTGATTACTTCATCAATGGCCAAACGTTTCATGTACGCACGCTCCGCCGTACTTTCGTATTCCTCAAGGTCATAAATAAAGCTTGAATCATGACGTTGTGTAAATATTTCCGCAAAACTACTAAACACACTCATACGTTCACCTCCCTTCGATTAGAAATTAAGTCCATTCAATAAATCGAGTGATTCTTCCGGATCAACATCCTCAATCTCATCAACCCGATATTGACCATACTCAAATGCTTTAAATCCGTCGGTTTTTCGACGGCGTTCTTCTTTCTTACCATATTTTTTATTACCGCGCGCATCAACGGTTACTAAAACGTTCTGCGTATTCCAACGCAACAATGGGTTATCACCCCATACAAATTTGTTAGCAGCAAAGCCGTCTTCAATTCGAGGAGCTAATAATCCATCGATTGCCGTTGGATTTTTAATTACGTCAACTTCGAAATCAGCATCTTCAAAGAATTTCCTTAATAAATCAGCTCGGAAGTTATCAAGAACGACCTTATCAATCACGTATTTCTCACGCATCTCGGTAAACCAATTGACAACCTCACGGGGATCAATTGTTTCAGTATTTAGAATTGTTAATAGTCCTTGATCTTCCCAATCTCCAATTGGGGCAACGTTACGAGGCCGATCAGCTGGATTCGCTGAATATCCATAATACTTATCAACAAATTGCTTACGAGCAAACTGATGCGAGATAAAGTAGACCTTGCCGCTCATTTTGAAAGTTAAACCGCAAGCAGCAAAATCTCGCATACTGGCAAAATCAAGTGAGCCAACTGCCTCTCGACCTTCTAATTGATCAAGTGGAATTGGTTCATTAGTTGCTTTAATTTGCTCATATGGAGCGACCGACTTTTCAGGATCCTTTAATGGTAAATCCATTCGTTTAGTTAGAAATTCTTCTCGCATGCTGGGCTGGGACTGCATCTTTAGATACTGCTTCCGAATCTTTCGGAATAATGTCTTACCATAACCAGTTAGGGGTTTAGAAAGCATTGGATTGGCTTTTTCCCACATGGTTTCGTCATCAACTTCCTCTTCAGAATCTAATTTGCACCAGAATGGAAACATAGTATCCGGCGGTAGTTTACCAACCATAACCTGTAAAGCAATATCCTTCTTCTCGTCCAGATAGCCGTCACGAACATATCCATCCGATCCAATTTCAAATTGCCGAGATTCGGGTACCTTACCTAATCCAGACTCGTAAACCGAAACTCCTGAATCGTCCTGATACATGTGAATTTCATCAAACACATCAAAGCCATCACGCAAACCATCTTTGGTTTTCCCATTAGATGTTTGATACATCACAATTGAATTAGTTGCTTTTGATTCAATCTGCGATTTATTCGCATTAAACGAATCACTGAGTACGTCATTTCTTTTAACTACATTGTAGATTTCAGTAATCGAAGTTTTAGCCTGGTCTTCCGAATTGGCCACAATCGAACCATTGTAACCAGGTATTCCATTTAATTGGCTAATTAAAAATGCCCCCAGTGAACTGATCGTTCCATTCTTACCAGCACCACGCCCAACCACCCAAAAATGCTCATCATAATACACATCATCTGTGGTCTTATCATAAAGAAAAATGAATGCTGCTAAAAATCTCTGATATAAAACTGTCGGAAAAAACCATTTTTCCGTAAAGTTAATATAATCTTCAATTTTTTCTTCGTTGAAAAAAAGCTGGTCGTTATTTAGGACAAACTTCTCCAAATAATCAATCAGCATCACTCGTTCTTTGTTTAGTTTTATTTTTCCCGTTTTATAGGCGTTTATATAGTCATCTACGTACTTTTGATGAATCATACTAGCCCACCTTTACTATTACTTGAGGGGGCATTTTGGGCGTGATTTTCGATAGTGTTTTCAGTTGATTTAATCGTCTTAAAAATCTCATTTTCCAAATTTAAAAGTTGAGTATTCAACTTCTCTTTTTCTGGAATTGCTGGATTAACCTTAGTAAATTTTTGATTACCATTCTCAACTGTAATGGTGGCTCCGTCCTTTTGTATCGCTGTTCCTAGCTTTTTATATAATCTTTTTAAATCCAAATAGCGACTGATTTTTTCTTGCAATAGAATGTTGTCTTGGTCACTATTATTTTTAAAATATTCTTCAATTTTTGATAAACTCAAACTCCCCACCCCCCCTCGTTTTAATTTTTTTCTTTTTTCTGGGAAGTCGAGCTCACCCACCGGTTCTCAATTTCAATAATTACACTCAAATTTTTGACCCGGGGGGCTTATTTTTCTGAAAATTTCGTCAAAAAAGCTTCAAAATCTGTGAATAAACATTTTTGAATGTAATACATTCCACTGAATTTCTCCACGTCTGCATTCATTTTTTTACAGTAGTTCTTTGCTCTGCGTTCACTATAGTAAACACGATGTGCTTGCAGCATGTTCGCTTGTGGATCACGCATGACTACATAGACTATCACTTGACTCTTTGACTTATGCTTCATCTATTCCACCTCAACAATCTTCTGATGCTTACATCTATTGCATGTGTAACAACGATAGATACTACCTTCCATACTCATTACTCCTTGATAGATATACTCATGTCCAAACATGCATCTTAATCCCATCGTTCATCGTCCTTCCACTTGTCAGTATGTTTACCTTTACCATTACTACGATAGTTCATACGACCATGACGTTTGTTATGACAGTCCTTACATAATGTCCGTAAGTTATCTTCATCAAATCTAAGCTCTGGATAATACTCGAGCTCTTTAATATGATCGACTTCCAATACTGTATTCATATCAGTAACCACTAATCCATTAGCTTTACACCATTGGCATTCATGGTTATCACGTTCCAATATATGATCGCGTAACTGACGCCATGCAACACTGTTATAGAAAGCAGTGCGTTGTTCTTTAGTTAGTTTAGATTGCATACTCATTACCAGAACTAATCTTGCCAGTATTGTTATCAAATATAATTTGTTTAACTTTGTCACCATCCATATATTCAGCAACCACTATGTTAATACCATTGGATGATGCTGTCTTTGTTATGAACTGATATGACAATTGAACAACTGGATAAGATTCACCATCTATAAATAACTCTGGCACTCTGTCTGGTTTAACTACCAACACTGGTAACTGTTGAGATAGATAAGCTGTATCATCTACCTGCATTACTCTAGTGCTATCAACGATTGGATACTCTCTACCTTGACCCAGTATTAATCTCTTTAACCAACTCATTATCTATTTACCTTCACAATATATTCATGTCTACTTCCATCCCCTTGTCGGTCTATTGTTTTGAAACTAACGCACCATTTAGTTCCGCCAGATGCTGGAAATCTAATCTTCATCGGTTTAGGAATCTTAAGTAATGGCAATGTACTAAATAAGTATTCATCAATCCATTTGTGTTCCCACATGTGATTACCTCCAAAATAAAAAGTCTTAATAAAATAAATTATCAAGACTTTGTAAAATTTTATTTAATTATTAAACATAGTTAGCGTTGACAGCATCAATACTAATTGTGCAAATTGTTTGTATGTATAATTCTTTGGATCGTACCTTCCGTGTTGTACCGCATTTCTGGTAAACTTTAACTCTGGTTCTGAAAACGGCTGGGATTGCCACAGATAAGTTGCTCTCTCGATCGTTTTTAAATATATATATTCAAATAAATCGTTGGCATTATCTTTTTTAAGAAGTTTTTTATAGAATTTAATTATGCTATCCTTATTCGTAAACTTTGTATTTTTTAATGAAAAATCATTACTTTGATAACTAATAACTCTATCTATCAAGGCAAATATCTGTGGATACATTATAATCCAATTATTTGTATCTTCATCCAACGTATCTCCCATTACCTGAATAACTTCAGCATATTTTGGTATATCATTTGAAAGACCATAAATTTCACTTTTTAAACTACCTTTTTCACTAAAATTTTCTAAAAGTAATTCATCTAAATTTTTGTCACTCATTTCCAAAAATTCTTTCGGTTTATTTATCATCTTAAGTGTTAGTTCATTTGCACTACCTGCTGACCAGCCTAGTGCATACATCTTATCAAGCACTTTAATTTGTAAAGGAATATCCTTTATAGCTTTTTCCTGTGCTTCTTGTATTGCCTTCTGTATATTTCTAAAATATTCTGATTGCTTACGAATTACTTTAGTAAAAGCTGTCAAATCAGAATTATCAAATAAACCACTTGTCGTATATGTTTTCGCAAATTTTTTCACAATATTAGTATAATTCATAGATGGCTTAAATGAATTACTTAAATTCTCAATTGCCTTAGATAGTCCCCTATTCTTCATAAAATAAAAACCTCCAAATAATATCTTATAGATAAGTCTACTTCATAGTTTCTGGAAGGTCTATACAAAAAGCCATGCTATCAGCATGACTTTAATAAATAACTAGCTTTCAGCATAGCTTACGGTCGAACCGTCCTTTCACATTAATAAGACAGCAAGGAATCGAACCTTACAACAAGCTACACGTCTCCTAATAATTTATTTGTCGAAAAGAATCGTGCTTGTTAACCATTTGTCTTACTCGAAAGATTAATTACTTGCCTTGCTGGTGGAATGATATTTATTTGCTAATCTTTCGATAATACTAATATAAACCGGTTCTTGTATGCTTTGTGTAACCAATTTGTACTGATTTTGTTACTTTTTGAACACCCTTAAATCTTCAACATCCACAAACGCCCATGCAAATTGTAGTAAAGCTTCATTTAATCTTTTATTTTCATAACCTCGATTGTAACCTGTTAATTCTTCAATTTCCGACCAAGTTAATCGTTTGAAATAACGCAGTTCTAATACGTGGCGATGATCATAATCCAACCCACCACATGATATAATTACCTTGTTTAATATGTCTTTCGCATACACATGTAAAGTAACTTTAGTTTCCGCCCCATTATCAGCACTATGGGATACTGGCATGCCACTAATTACTGGCGATTTAATATCGACAAATGCAGTATGTGCCATGTTCTGCAATGTTGGGAATTCTTTTTCAAAAAAACATTTAACTTTTTCTATGGTCTTAACTTCATCTAATTCTGGTAATAATGACACGCCCTCAGCTCCCGTAGTATAATAATATTTGTTGGATATTGCTACGAAGCGTTCCTCTGTGAGGGATGCTTTTTTATTTCCTTTGGATTTCAATGTCAAATTCCACTGCTAACTTGCTAACATAATCTTTACTACGTTTAATTTTATTAGCGATTTCTTTCCTATTACATCCTTGATAAGCTAATTGAATAATATCGATAGCATCTTTTTCGTGACGATGTTTCGTTTCCAACCTACGTCTGTCCCATCGCCCATCGTCAATCTCTTGCTTGTCTAATAAACCAATAGATTCCGAATAGCTATTTAATTTTGTGCATTTTGTACATCTACAATTTCTTTCGTTAACATGACCAATTTTAACCACATCATCTAACAAACGATTAAGCTCGTGCCATTGTTCTTTTGTTGGTCTAACTCTCTTCTTAACTTTTGACATAGCATCTATTTCACCTCTTCATCTGATTCTTTTGCACTTTTAGTAACTTGGTTAATCCATTTAGATTGCTTAGCGATTAAATCATCTTGTGAATTAATTATTTCATCTTGGAGATTGATTAATTTTTCTGCTTTCGCACGAGACCACGACAACAAAAGTACATCAATAGTCAGTAAAACAATCATTAAATTATTAAAGCCAGAATCATAATCTTTACTAATAAAATCTTGTATTGTGGAGGTAATAAATGAAATCATCATAAATAGTATGATGATTACCCACCTGATATCCCATATTCCCTTTAATACCTTTTTAATCATCTTCTACCTCCTCAAATTCAGGCTTCTACTGCTTTATCAGCTACACGTTTTCAAGTGTTTTTACATACTCATCTTTATTCATGAGCAAACTCCTTTTTATAATCCGTCCCAACAGGGAATATTCCTAAATCAACAATAGCTTGTTCAATTGGAGATAATCTGGATTTATATTTCTCAATTTCCTCTTTTGTAAATTTAAATTGTGATTTATCATAAAGCATTGATTCACTCACACTACCACTAATCCTAAAGCCTCCAGCATTCACCCATGCAGTATAGAAACCAGTGTTCTCTAAATCTCTACCAATCACAACGTTATATAACTGTGGCTTTGGTTTACGTTCTTCGATTGAAGAGTTTATATAAGAAATCATTGCTTCAATCACATACTTATTAAATGCATATTCACTACTATAAAAAATATCTAAGCCATTGCATTTAACTAATATTTGTTGTCTGTTGTCTAGGATATTAAACCCATTGCCCTTTGTTCCGTCCCTATAAAAAGCTAAACACATGCCCTCTTCTTTTAAAATTCCATTAAATTCATCTTTAGTCATTAAACTTCCTCCAAAATTTTTCCTTGATTACGCGTAATCTTACGATCTAGCTCTTTTTTGCCTTAGTTCGGGATAAGTCTTACGCAATTCCCTAAGGTCATGAGTTACCGTACTTCTTGCAACTCGCACCTCACCTGCAATTTCAGCGGTATTTGTGACTCCTTGTCTGAACAACTTCTCAATCTTTTTACGACGATTAATAAGTTCTGAATTATCTTTGCCACTTCCATACACTTTAATATCACGGTTAGAATCTCCCATAGTTATTCTTCGATATTCTTCGAACTTTCCTTCGTCCAATAAATCATTCAAATATTCTTTTCGTGATTTAACAGAATTAGCTTTCACAATCACCATGGCTTCTGGAGCTTCGTACGAACTTACTGCTCCACCTTTTTTGTAGCGGTCTTCAATGAATTTATCTAATCGCCACTTATTCAAATCAGAAGCATTTTCCGCCTCGTGATATACTTTCTTAGACACATTGCCAATTAACTTAAACATCGTTGATACCTGCTTTCCTTAGTTAATATCCTGTTACTATAGAGGCATATAACAATCATCAGGGATATCTTCTTCGATTGATTGCATCGTACGTTGCTTATAACATTTAAACTTTATAAATTCTTCATCAGCTAGTTGGGTACCCGGCTTAAAGAACGGGCGATTATCCCCACTAAACCAAAATAAGTCATTTTTTAATTCCCTGCTTTTATCAAGAGCCTTAATATGAACAATTTCAGCGTCTCCCGAATCATTAAACCAGTGTGCTACAACTTCAATTGTCTTATTCATTATTCTTACCCCTTGTCTACTTTAATTTGATAATCCTCGTTGATAATTACAATCATTAGATTTCCTCCACTTTAAAACTAAGATCGACACCAACTCTTGCCATAGCGGTAGCTAGATCAATTGCTTCACGCTTAGCGTCTTCTTCACTAGCAAACATAATTGCCTTGTCTTTCGGTGCACTATATGAAACATGATTCATGTAACCTTTATCATTTTGATTCTTTAACACGTAAAACTTGTGCTGTTTGACCTCAAAATTAATTTGTTCACCAATCGGACTAATCGACGCATGCAAGATGTCCGCCTTCTGTTTGGCTTGCTTCCATTTTCTGAATACCGTGGCATCTTCAATGCCCACATATTGGTGGGCTTGATTTCCTAGCCTACGATAATATCTATTAGTTGCTGTGTTTTTGATTACGTACATTGTTTTCATTCCTCCTAGTTAAAATTGCGTTTACGCCATTCTTGATGCTGTTCTTCAAGCGCTTCTTTAACCCGATCTAATTCTTGCAAAGTGTAATCATTGCCACGCAATCCACGGATTATATCTTCTGCTGTCATTTCTGTAAGTTTTTTCATATGATTATTAACCTCCTTAATTCCTCCTAAAATGGTAATAATATTTCTGCAATCACATGATTAAACTGCTTATTTGTTAAATTGTTCATCGCTCTGTGTACGTCTGGACGCTGATTAACTAAATAGTTAGTGTGGTTATTGATCCAAACAATAGTGCTTATCATGTTTTGATTGCGTTCTTCAAAAGCTTCGTTAATAAAATTTGCTACAATACGTTCTTCACTAGTCAAATTTTTAAAATTCATAGTTCCTCCACATAAATTTCTACTCGTGGTTCTTCTGAATAGAATTTACCCATCTTGACATTTACTATTAAGGCGTCATCTCTCCATATAATCCCCGTACAAGCATCTGTCACTGCTTTGTAGTAATTGTCTATGTCGGGTTTTACAGTCGGTCTATGAGTTCCTGATAGCCTCCTAGCACGTTCTGCTTTTGATATACTCTTTTGCACTGATCTAAATACATTTAACACAACATACAACTGACCCTCTAAAAGTTTACCGTGATACTGTTCTCTAGCATATTGTGCTACTAATTCCTTGTACGCTTTTGATTTAGCTGGATCATACGTGCTTACAAACTTTCCTCGACTAACAAATCTTGGACGTCCTTGTGCTATTGGTTCGCTTGGAATTGTTAATTTAATCAATTACTCGTATCCTTTCCTCTTGCGATAAGCCTTATTACATTTAGGGCATGGATTAATTTGCACTCCAATTGGACTTTCAACATATACTTTTCCAGTTCCTTTACATAATTCACACATTTAAAATATCGCCATCCTTTTATCTTGAGTTTCTTTAAATTTAATAATTCCATCGTTTTTCATAACGCCTTTATACATTCGACTTAACAATTTTGGGTTATAAATCTTAGATAATTCATCACTATTAAGATTTGTGGTTATAATCGTTCGATTTCGCTTGTTTAAGACACCAAATAACACTTGCTGTACATATTCACTCGCTTCTCTGTTATCACGCTTAAACGAGGCCTCACTGCCCAAATCGTCCAACACAAGCAAGCTAACCTTACCTAATAAGTCCACCATGCGTGATTCGGTGTAATAGCTATCAGGATGATTAAATGAATCTTTAATCAATCGCAACAGTTCATTGACTGAAACAAACAAGCATGAAGCGTTAGGTTTAATATTCTCATTAACGCCTTTTAACATCGAAATTGCCAAGTGCGACTTACCAACTCCAGGGTTACCAGTAATAATGGTATTAGCTTGATAATCACGGTTAAGGTATTTGCCTGCAATCTGTCGTGCTTTTTTTAAATTAGCTTCTGCTTCTGTACCGCTATTGACCTCGTAGTTACCAAAACTTGCTTCCCATAGGTCTTCATCGTCTATGATTGAATCCTTTTTTAAAACATCCCTGAATCCTCGATGATAGTTGCTAAGCACACCCTTTAGCACTAAATCGTTCAAGTGCTGTTCTCGTTGTTCTTTAACACATAATGTACAAAAGGAATTGTGTTCATTACCTACTCTTACTAGTTTCTGATCAGGGTGGATTTTACAATATTCATCAGTTAAATTAGCTTGATTTAAAAGATTAAAACTCAAGTCCTCCATATGAATCACCGCCTTTATTTGTTTTGCTTTTCTTAACTTCTTGGTTTAAGTAGCTTTCAAATTTAGTACCAAACAGAGTTTCTGGTCTCAAATATTTAGCCATATCTGTACCACTCCATTCAGCTACTTTAATATTGATTACTTTCTTGAAATCTTCATCATTAAAGCCATCATTAAATCTTGCTTTAATTAATCGTTGTGTTTTAGATCCACTAGCTCGGTACTTAGTCCCTGCTTTTTCGTTCAGGTAGCTAATAATCTCTTTAAATGTTTTCAAGTCGATATGCGGTTCATCGTTAGATGAACTATATATATTACTATCCTTACTTAACCTAACCTTACCTAACCTAACCTGGGTATCCATTTTGGATACATCTTGTATACATTCTGTATACATTGGCTTTTCTTTGATATAAGCGCCGTTATCATTGACTTCTAATTCTTCGAGATGTTCTTTGTACATAGTTCTGTGATATCGGTCTTTTTGAATATAATTATGGATTCGCCAATCTTTAACCACAGTAATTCCATCATCAAAGGAGAGTATGAACTGCTTGGCAATTAAAAGTTTTAGATCATCGTTGCTTGCTCCGACCATTCTTAAAATAGTTCTCGCATTTCCAATGAATCCGTCATCATCAGCGTTCATAATTAAATGTAAGTACAATGCTTGTGCTGACAATGGCATGTCCATAAAAATATCTGTTTCTGTAATCTGCTTGCTTAGCATTCTACGTTGTGCCAATTAATCACCTCCATAGTTCCCTCTTATTCCTAACTTTTGTAAATCTTCAATTTTTAACTTAATACCAGTAACTGGTACGTGATACTTAGCGGCAAACTTAGCTGATCCAATGCTCTCAATCTCACTGTGATGTGCTCTACACAGTGCCATTACATGCCGTTGTGAGTGGTCAATCTTGTTCCGATTTGTCCGTCCTACTACATCAATATGATGGATATCAGCATACTTAGAACAAACAGTGCACACTCGATGCCTACAGCATTGATAAAGGTAGTAATCCTCTTCTTTCGGTAACAGTTCATAGCCCTTTTTAAACGGAACTCGCCATTCGAACATGAAATCAATGACTAGGTCTAGCAACGTGTTAGCATCGCTAACAGACGATTCTGTGGTGTCTGATAAGCTGATAGACTTACCTGCGGTATAAAACTCGTACTGGGTATAGAACATTGATTTTAAAAATTCACTCGGCACTACGAAGTAAGTTTCAATGTCATGGAGCAATGCAAAGAATAATCTTCGTTGCTGTACTCTTGCTCTCCTTGGATCTGCCACTTCAAAATCAACGTAGAACTCGCCTTGCCCACCGCTAACAGTTTCCAAGTGATCTTGATTCAGTGGTCTATCGAGATGAATCACCAAATCTCTGCCTCGTTGTTCCGCTCTTGCTCTCTTCATTTACATCACCTTAGAAGGGGAGCTGATCATCTGAAATATCGATTGATTGTCCACCATTGTTAAATGAATTATTGCTATTCCTCTTTGTTGAATTAGCATTGTTTGTATTGCGGTTATCTGGTAAGTCGAAGTCTGATACGTCAATTTGAAGCTGTGTTTTACCGTTATATTCATTAATTGATAAACTCCCAGTTACTACTACATGGCTACCCTTTTTGTAGAATTTTTCTACCGTACTAGCTCTCGTTCCCCATACTGAGCATCGAAACCAGTCAGTACCATATTCCCCGTTATTATCAGGTCGATTCTGTCGTACAGCCACACTAAAGTTGGCAACTTTGTTTCCACTTTGAGTTGAGTTAACTTGTACATCATTGCCAATATTTCCAGATATAGTTATCTGTCGCATAATTACTTACCTGCTTTCTCTGTCTGCTTATTAAGTTGGTTAGTTACCAATTCGATTAATCCGATTGCAGTATCTTCCTGTAATTTTTCAATGGAATCTGACTTAACTTTTTTAAGATAAGCTTTAGAAACTTTTTCAATCGGTGTTTTGGTAACACTTGCCATACTGTTAAATAATTCCTTTAAAGTCTTCTTTTGTTCATCGTTTATCAATTCGGGTGCTTTTTGAGCTTTAACATTTTCTTGAAATGCGTCTGGATCTAAATCGTCTGTGGCTACATTGAAGAATTTTAATAAAAAATATTTCTCGCCATAAGTGAGTGCTTTCCCAACACCTTTTTCTCCAGCTGTGTCAATTCCTTGTGCGTACCACTGACATTCTAATTTTTCATCTGGATTATCTGAATTAACCCACGTCATAGTCATCATTAATTCAGTAAATATTACGGTAGATCCTTTTCGATTCTGGCTTGTTTCGGTGTTTTTATTAGTAATTTGCGGTATTAAAATTAACTTTTCTTCATCCATCAAACCATGAATTGTACCTAAGACATCTGAAGATCCAGCGTACGAATACTGTGAAGCTTGTTGGGATTTTTGAATGTATGGTACTTTTTTGTGGATATTTTGAAGCTTTTGATATAACGTTTTTTCACTCATGCTTCCACCGCCTTAACTGTTAACTTGTCTGCCTTACGTTTAGCTCTGTAAGGTAGTACCATTCCTGTTTCAGTGTCGATTAACTGACCACCTTCACGAACAATGAAACGACCTTCTGCAACGTAACGCTTAATCGCCGAAACATCTGGTTCACGCTTAATCAAGTTCACATCAATATCAGCTAATACTTTAACCACTTCTTTTGGCTTGGCATTGTCAGCCTTAACTACCTGCCACCAACTAGGCTTACTAGGATTACTAGCTGTTCGTACATACTTGAATGATTCTGTTTGGAACTCTCTCCCATCGAACATTTGAAGTTCTTTCTGACTGATTTTATTAATCTCGTCTTGAACTTCTTCAATAGATAGAACGATTTCTGCTTTCTTGTTTTTTAGTCCACGTAACTTCCGATCTAACTTAGTGCGTTCCACTTCAAGTTCATCAATATTATTCACTTGCGTTCTCCTTTCCGAATAAGGCTTCAACTTCCTTACGCTCTCGTTCTTGTTCGTATTCACGTTCATATTGTTCGAACTGTTGTTGATTCATTTGTGTTATACTTCCTTTGTAAATTATTTATTTGAGTCCACTATTGCCGTAGTGGGCTTTTTATTTTGAATTCTTAATTATGAACACCTACTTTCTTGTATAATCGATATGGGAAGGAGGTGATATTTATGGATCCTAATTTAATTAAAGCGGGTTTAGATTCTCTACCAGAAAGTACTGTGGAAAAAATTTTAAATCCTACGGCACAGGTATTAGGAGATGCTACGGGTGGGTTAGTAAGAACCCTGTTTTCTCCCCTTTTGATGTTAAATATTTACTCAAAAGAAAAGTTAGAAGCATTCGAGAGAAACGTTCATGCAAAAGTAAATCAAATTCCGAACGAATATAGAGATTCGTCCAAGTTACCTGAGTTTTTAGAAACTCTGGAAAAATCTAAATATAAAATTGGTGAAGATGATATAAGAATTATGTTTGAAAATTTACTTTCCAAAACCTTAGACTCTAGAAGCAACGAATCAATCACGCCGAGATATTCAACTGTGCTATCTCAACTCAGCTCTAAGGATGCCATAGCTCTAAATTTAATAAATGAAATTCGTGATGATTTTTCGGATACGACCCTAATTAATGCTATACCAATTTCTAAAGTATTAAGAAAAGTATCAGATAGTACCGGAAGTGTTGATATGTCGGGACCTGTTATACTTTCCTCAAATCAAATTTTTTCATCTTACACCATGGAACTTGATAATTTACAAGGATTGGGAATTATTGATATCAATTTTAAAAGTTGGCTTTCAGATGAATCGTTTGAAAAAGTATATGCCAGCTTTGAAACGTCATCATTTTTTGATTTTTTTTATAATTCTTTTGGTGAATCAGACGACTCAACAATCGTTTCCAAAAAGGGAGTTATTAAATTTACTGCCTTTGGGAAAAATTTATTATCGATAATTAATTAAAAATTTAATTCCTTCGACTTGAGCATCGTTAAAAACGATAGATGATAGTTCACCGTTTCTTAAAATTAAATTTCCGTCTTCAATATAGAAATTACTATTTTTATTTAAGTGCTCCTCGCTACCACAAATAGCGTCGAGTACTTTTTTATCTACCGTAGTAACGCTGTTACTATTACTTTTAAAACCGATCAACACATCTTCTCTGGCTGTTCTCCAAACAGCGAATTGAACATCGTCAATATCCAAAACTATATCTTCATCAATTCGTACTAACTTCATTACTTCTCGCCTCCTTTAATTGAGTAGCCAATTAATCCAGCCACTACTACTGAAATTAGATAAAACGCTAGTTGCCCTAAACTTGCTGATACAACCATTACCAATTCAACTCCTCATAATGTTTTTCAATAAATTCAGCCATTGCTGTTGCTTTGAAGTGCCATGGCGAACCGCTACCCTTTGATTCAGTGATTTGTCCATCGTTAATCATGGATTGAATCTCAACCGAAAATTTAGGGTTGTATAAAATATTTTCTTTAATCCAATACTCTGATTTATTACCGCAGCATTCCCGCAAGTCTTTCATCGTCCAACTTCTACCGATGATTGATTCTTGCAACTTATTAAGTAGCACTTGAGCCATGTCAGGTATTGGAATATTAACTTTTAAATTTTCCATTCTGTCCACCTATGCTCCTAGTAATCTTTTTCCCAAACGTTATTTTTAATGGCGTATTCCTTGACGATTGCCATGTAAATTTCGATTAGCTTTTTATCGTCTTGAATTACATCAACTTTATTTAGTTTGTCTCGTTTAGACTTACTAATACCTTCATCTGCCATGCGTCGGCGCTTGTTGGTTAGTCGAGTTTTTAACGAAACTCCTGCACGCTTGTCAATTTCTGCATAGATACCATTACGTACATTCTTATAAGCTTCTCCGCCACCTTGATACTGTGCGATACGTTGAATTAGACGAGTTGTCCCTTGTCGCCAATCAATCGTGCTAGTCCCCACAATTTCGGAGATGTTATCTAGCTTGTGGTCAATTCTTTTCGTCTCTAACTCTTGTTTAGCCATTGAATCAAATAAACCTTTGAACATTTGTAATTCAGGACTCAAGCGTGAAGTATCCAAAGCTTGTCGCATATTAAAGTAGCCATCAACCAACTGATCGTAGATATCCCATGCTGTATCATCTTCTAAAATTTTCAGTAATTTAAAATATCCCCGTTCGGATAGAAGATACACATGTTCTGTACGGTTGCTAGTGATAAATCCATGTTTTTCTGCAAAATCTCTAAGTCGTTCTGAACGACCTAGAAAATCTATGATGTCTACTTCTTTTTTAAACCTATTTTGATTTCTATTGATGAGTTCATTAATTCTCTTAACTGTGCTTCCATGAATCATCGCAATGTCTTTAACCAGCATTGATTTTTTGTCTTCGCCAAATCCACCTTCTATTCCTGTAAATTTGAAACCGGCGATTCGCTCTGTTCCTAATACTTTTAATTCATTCATATTGTTTTCCCTCTTTCGTGTGTATAATTTAATTAGTTCAATTAAAGGTGGTGATATTTTTGAAAGCTTCTGAATTTATGAAAGTATATGATTCTGTTTCGAAAGAAAGTTCTGCTTTTTGGGAACCCGATGCCATGAAGAAACGTATGAAAGATTTTATTGACAAGAATGGAAAAATGGATTTAACGAATACAGCTCTTTTCCTTCAAACGCAGGGAACTCGTTATACAAATCTATTTGTTCGCAACTTATTATTTGACTTATTAGTTGATGAAGACGACTTAGACAACTCTTCCGAATCAACAAACTGATTTCTACCAGCCAATCTGCCCAATAACAGATTGGCTTTTTCTAATTCAGCATTTAATTCCTTTGCAATTTTTAAAGTTTCTTTTAGTTCTGTGTTGTTTACTTCGACCGGCACTACAATTTTTTCTGCTTCCATTTCTGATTCCTCCTTTCTTGCCCTACACCTATAACATGGGGTAAAACTATGCGTTTTGACTAAAAGGTTCTGAAATTAAATTTTAGATTCCGTATTTTTCATGCAAATACTCATAAATGTCATTTACTAAAATTTCCGAAGCCTTTGTTACTGACTGTTTATTAAGCGATAAACTTACAAAAGTTCGAGACTTGCCAAATTTTTTAGCTAAGCTTCCCTGATTTTCTAGGCGTCGATTATTAGATAACCAAGCCTTGATTGCTTCAGCTTTATTGTTTGTTTCCATATGGATAAACATGGGTTCACCTCCATTTATAAATATTGTTAAGAATAATTCCAGAAATTTGTTGCAATATTCTAAAACATATCTTAGAATAAAGACATAATTAAATAAGCAATAAAAAGCCTTCTATATCGCCTGCCAGCTGATTTATAGGTGTTTTTAATTTGCTCTTTTTATTAACTATATTTCTTAACAAGATTTATTCTAAAACATATATTAGGATTTTTCAAGTTTTTTCTAAAATTTGTTTTAGATTAATGAGGTTAAAGTCTGGAGAAACATTATTATGACGCTATTTGATAAGATTAAAAAAATTTCTAAAGAACGCGGATATTCAATAGCAGAAGTAGAACGTAAAGCTGGAATAAGTACTAATTATTTATATCAGTGGAAGAAAAGAGAACCAAGTCCAAAGTCTTTAGCTTCTGTCGCCAAAGTTCTAGGTGTATCTGTAGATTATTTGTTAGGTACAGAAGATAAGTCCTCTGCTACTAAAGAGCCTGTTGACCTAGATAAGGCTCTATCTGAGGAAGGTATGGCTATGTTTGATGGTAAACCACTTTCAGAAGAATATAAAAAAGCTCTGTTAGCTATGCTTAGAGCTAATAAGAATAGTGGTGAATAGTGTTATGCACAATAATTTACATGATGATTTATTGGCTCGTCTTATTTATATCGCGGATAAAGCAGAAATTAAGATAGAAAACATTGAAGGTAACTCTGCAGATCCTGATGTTGCGTTTTGCAAAAGCAGGATTATCAATTTAAACAATAATTTTGAATGTAATATTAGCGTTGCATTTAGACTTGCCCATGAGATAAGTCACATTCAATTCTCACGGCCTACCTTCCTATACACTTTCTCTCCTTTCATTAAAAATAAGGAAGAACGAGAAACTAACGAGCGCGCAATCCGAATGATTGCTAAATTGATTTACGGCGAAGTACCAAATGAACGTAGAAATTGGGTAAACTTTATGAGTGAGTTTAATCTTCCTAGTTGGTTCGAACCATTAGTTAAGGAACTTATTTATGATTAATTATTAGCCTTACGTCCAAATACTGATTGACGGTATAAAAGCTGTACATATTTTGGAGGAGAAGTTTATGGAAACCTTTTTAGCTTTCACATTCTTTGGAGGATTAATCGTACTACTAGTTGGAGCAATTCTATTCTTTATTGATTACGCTCAAAAAAGAGCAAAGAAAAAATCATTAATTATTGTTGCAATTGGTGTAGTTTTGACTGTGTTGTCGCTAAGTAGCGAAATATTAATAAATCAACATAATGCTAGAGTTGCTCAACTGCAGAAGGAAGAGTTGGCAGCAGAAAAAAAGTCAAAAGATAAAAAGTTTAAGAATACTGCATCTAATTTTCTAGCTAAATATTATGTTATATGGGGGGATTCAGAAGATTTAGGTAACTCAGTCAATAAGGATTGGGAAAATGCTATTGATAACGATCCCGAAGGATTCGATGTTGAAAAGACTATTGATGATATCGAAAGTAAAAATGCGGATAAAATTACTGAAATTACTGACGGTACAGATAAACTAGATACATACTTAGATACATTAAAAAAGAACGATACCGGAAAGTATAGCTATGAAGATTTTGATAAAGCTAACGATAACATATCAACTTTATCCAATCTGGTAACCTCACCTTCTGGAAGTTACTCAAGCTTCGGAACTGAATTTTCAGATGATGATGATGCAGTTTCCAAAAGCTTTGATGATATACAGGAAATTGTTGAACAATAATTTTACAAAATAAAAAAGCCACATCCCTGCTCCCGCCAAGAAGAAAGATGTGACTTAACAAAATAAAACTACTCTTGAGTAGCTCTTTTAATATACCCAATTTTACCATTAAAGGATTGTGTATCAAGAGAACGGAGGTTCGATAGGAATATGGCAAGTATCAAAAGACGTGGTAACAAGTGGCAAGTTAGAGTTAGTTTTCGTGATGAAAACGGAGAATTTAGAACCAAAAGTAAATCTGGATTTTTGACAAAAAAAGAAGCCACTATCTTCGCTCATGAATTAGAAATGAACAAAGAGAATGGCTTTGATATTAAACAGTCTGATATGCCGTTTGCTGATTATTTTTTTGAATGGTTTAAAACTTATAAGAAAGATTCACTAAGCAAGATTACAAGTGATCGTTATATGATTACACATAGAGAAATTAAGAAATATTTCAAAGATAAACCATTAACCGATATCAAGCGAACTGATTATCAACAATTTTTAAACAAGTATGCTAAAACTCACGCACCTTCTACAGTTAAAAAGATTAACAACATTATTGGGAACTCCGTACGTAACGCAGTATATGACGATATTATTCGTAAAGATATAACTCATGGCGTAACGGTTAATGGGAATAAAGATCGTGTTGTTAAAGTTGACTATATGAACGTTGATGAAATAACTAAACTTACTAATTATCTTATAGAACATCTGGATTATCGTTTTACAGCCAATTACATGGTTTTGACTGCAATATTTACAGGAGCTCGTATTGGTGAAATTATGGGACTTACTTGGAAAGACGTTAATTTAGACTTTAAGACGATTAACATTAACAAAACTTTAAATTCAGCCACTGGTAAGGGTTTTAAGCCAACCAAAAATGAAAGTTCTAACAGAATTATTCCTATCAGTGATACACTAGTTAACGTATTAAAAGATTTGAAAAATAAACAAAATGGTTCACCATGTGAACTAATTTACATAAGCCATCGTTCACACAATGTTCCGAGTTCTACGGGCGCAAATAAAGCTCTTAGAAGCGCTATGGATTCTCTAGGTATAAATAGACGTAACTTCCATTTCCATAGCCTTAGACACTCTCATGTGGCTTATTTACTATCAATTGGCGTTGATATCTATGCAATTGCTAAACGCTTAGGTCACTCAGACGTTAGTACCACTATTAAAACCTATTCCTACCTAATTGACGAGTACAAAGAGAAGAACGATTCCATAATTACCAACGGTTTAGATCAGCTGGTACAAAAAAAGCAAAACGATTTAATTAAGCACAAAGCTAAATAAATCATTTTGCACATATTTTGCACACACGCCCCGTAAACCCCTATGTTAAAGCATTCTAATATGCCACAGACAAGATTCGAACTTGCACATAGTTGCCTATACAGCGACCTGAACGCTGCGCGTCTGCCAATTCCGCCACTGTGGCTTAACAAACACATTTTACACCTCCCCTTATTAAAAGTGAACAAATATTTTTTCTTTGTCGCAAAATGAGCATATTTTTACTCTTTATCAGTATTATTAGCACTGGAAATGACCACAAATAAGATATAATATCAATAAATAAGATATAATAGACACAAGGAGTTGAGATGACGTGGTAAACACATTCCAAGCTAATCGGATCGTTAAATGTTATAAATCCAACGACCTCTCGAAACCTTTCGTTGGAAAAATTAGCGATGTGATTGATAATGATGCAATTGTAGACATTCTAGACTATGATCCTAGCGACCGTTATGCCGCTTATAAAGTTAATTATACCGTGCGGGTTAAAATTTGTGATATCGTTCCCCTCGAAGTTAAACGCCATACCCAATAAGCGATTATTGTGGCTAATAAGTCCTTTAATATGTTACAGAAAAATCAATTAAGTATCGAAAAAAGAAACAGGATTTACAATCCTGTTTCTTAGTCGTTTCTATTTATCAATTAAGATTACTGTACCATAACCATGGACTACCAAAAACTTGGGTGCTCCATTGACTTCTACTACTTCTGTATTGTACTTTAAGCCGATAATTCCGTCGCCTTCAAGCAAATCAGCTTTCTTTTTCAACTTTTGTTTTGCTTCATCAAATAGTTGATCAAACATATTGTACTTATCGATGTCTTCGGAAGCTAACATCAAGCTACTGGTTGCTTCAACCACGTCCTTAATTGTATAACCGGCATTGATACCTTCGGTTGTGATAAACATTTATTTTTCCCCCTGCTGCTTTTCTTACTCTTTTTGTTGCTTAGCAAATTCTTGCATTCGTGTTCGAATTTCAATCACCGCAGTTACAATCATTGAAAATAAAAATCCAATGACCCACATAATTACCAATGGTGCCCCGCTCATGTGCGTAAATTCCGTCACGAGTACCAAAATTACCGCCACAATCAAGGGAATCCCAATTTTCAATGTCTTCATTGCTTTCTCCCAT